GAATTTACTTTCTAAATGTTCTATTAAGTTTTCTGGTGAATATTTTAATATATCAAAATAATGTCCGTTTTTTTGAACTTGGTTTTCTTTTAATACTTGATAGATTGCCGTTCTAAAATTATTGATTAGTTTATAAATTGGATCAGTCGCTTTACGGGTTCTTTCGTAGTTTCTTTTATTTTCCCTATGTCTATCAATATTTTTTTCTCTCCATTTTTTATGATACTCGTTGAGGTGTTCTCTTTTATTTTCAGACCATTTTTTGTGATATGTTAATTTTTTTTCTTTGTGTTTTTGGTAGTTTCTTTTATCGGACGCACTTTTACCACCTTTATATTTCATTCCAGATGGACCAATTTTAATATTATTTTCTTTTAAAACTCTTAACACTATATGTTTTTTTATATCTAACTTTTCAGATATAGAAGGACTACCTAAATATTCTTCATTATAAAGTCTAATAATTTCATTTTCTATATTTTTATCAATTATTATTTTTTTCATATAATATAAATATAACATAGAACCTATTATTATAAATAATAAATAAAAAAAAAAGGTCAGATTTCTCTGACCTTTTCCTTATTCTAAAGATATTGATTATCTCAATTCTCTTAAATCGAATGTTCTAACTCCATCAACAGTAATTCTTCCGTAAAATCTGTTGTTCACCATCTTCTTCGCATATCTGGTCATAATACCTTTGATTGGTGTGAAGTTGAATGGGTTATACATTGTAGGTGTTAATTGTAGAGGAACATACGGTGCGTAAACGTACCCTGTGTCTAACAATGAAGAACCTTTGTGACCCAACAAGATTGTGTTTGGTGGGAAGTAAGGATCTCTATACACTTGGTATCTTCCTGCTAATGTACCAACTCTTTCAATACCCATGTTGTATTGATCTTGCTCAGGAGAAGCGTTTGATACGTGGAAGTACTCAAGGTCATCAAAGATTGCAGAAATCTCAGAAGAAACAACAATCCAGTTAGCCCCACCTCTTAAAGTAGATTTGTGGATTTGTGCTGATACTTGGTTGATTGCTGTAATCAAAGTTTGATTCCAATCTTTTTGAGTGTATTGAGTTAATGGGTTAGAAGCAGTACCTCTTTTCCATCCGTTGTAATCCCATCTTAAAGTCCATGCTGCTCCTTTTCTAAGATCTCTCAAGATTTCTCTATCGATTTCTGCTGCCACTTGCTCAGACAATAAAGCTGTTAATTCAGCCTCAGCGTCGATGTTATGGAATGCAGAAACGTCTTGTGCCAATTCAGGCGACCATTGTGCTCTTAGTTTTCTTTCTGTAACAGATACTGTAACTGACTCAAGGTCAAAAGAAACTTCACCAATTTTATCTTCAAATTCCATTTCTTTATAAAGTTTATAAATACACTGAAATTGAGAACCAGGGGCTGCAGATGCCACGGTTGGTAACGTGAATCCGGTGTAACCGTCTAAAGAATTAGCACCAATAGATGCTGGTGTTTGAGTGTCGATTTCCAAATAAATTATTCCGTCAGCCGAACAAATGTTATCATATGCACCACCATTACCTGTGTTTGACCAAGTAGTTGATGTTTGACTTCCGTATTGAACGATACCTTTTCCGTATTTTTGAGTAACGACTCTAAATAACAAATCATTTGTACCTAACCCTGAGAAGTTACCTGTTGTAGATCCATTACCTGGAGAAACCGCCTTAACTCTTAAATCAGCAAGGAAAGATTCGTTATCTACTTCATTACCATCAGGTCCGATTAATTTTCCGTATCCACCGTTTGTAAAACCTGAAAGACCGATAAGGACTTTTCTATATTCTACGTTTGCACCATATCCAGACGCTACTAAGTTACTTCCATTCCATGCAACTAAACCTACAGCACTTGAAGTAACTGCAGTGTATGAACCTTTTGAGTAGTCAAACAAACCTGCTGGATCTAAACCAGGTTCAGAACCTTCATAAAATCTATCATAAAGATTTTTATCAGTTGAATTATAACCTTGTGTTGCATCAGTTCCTGGATTACTTGGTGATCCAATAGGTGCGTAGTGATCAATAGTACCAACACCAGGAGTTTGAAACCCTTGAATTTTAGGAATAAAGTAGAACAATTTACCGATTGGTAAGTTCATTGCTTGTACAGATACTAAATCATTTGCTAATAATTTAGAGAATACTCTTCTAACGATAGGAAAAACTACAGTTTCAAATGAACCTGAACTATCAGTCGCAGCCGCTTCGTTTATTAAGTGAGACGCTTGGTTTTCATATAATTGTGCCATGTTCTCTTTAACGTGTCCTTTAAGACCGTCTAGGAATCCTAATCTATCCCATTTGTTAATTGTATCTTCTTTGATAACTTTTAAGTGCTTAAGACCTATGTTACCAACAAGACCTGATTCTAATAATGCTCCCATTTTTTTATTTTTAATTAGAGTTTATTTTTTTATTTTATGTATATAAATATACAGTTTTTTAAAAAAGTTTATTTTTATTTAATTTTTGTCATCAAATCCTTCATTCTCAAGAATTGTGGATTCTCATAAGTTTTACTTTCAATCAAATTAGTTGCAGAACCGCTTTGTGGTGTTTTAGTAACTTTTCTTTCAATTGATTCTTTTACCACGCCACCTTTTTGGTTGTTATCGTCTAACTCATTTTTGATTGTTTTATAAAGATTTTTAGATTCTTTTAAAGTTTCGACATTGTCAAATCTTCTAAGAATATTAATCTTTTCTTGTTTTGTTGTTGAATGTTCCGTAAATAGTCTAGTTGAATATGCTAAATTAGAATTGAAGACAGCGACTTCATTAAGTTTATTTCTAAAAAAATCTAAAGCTTTTTTATATTCTTCATTTTTTTCTCTTAATACTTTTATCTCTTTAGTTCTGTTTTCTGAAACTTGTCTAGGTGCCGCAACTCTTCCTCTTTCAGCTCTTCTTCTATATGTCATAGTTCTTGAAGCTTCTTTAGTTTCTGTTTCTTCATCATCTTCATCGTTTACAAGTTCATCGTCCTCTTCCTCATCCCATTCACCAAACTCAGATTCCTCATCTGAAATTTCAGTAACCCCTCTTTTTAATTTTGATGGGTATTTAAATTTCATTTTACCTATTCTACCTTTTGATTTGAAAGATTCTTTTAAATCTTCTTCTTCAGATTCTTCTAAATCTTCTTCTTCAGATTCTTCTAAATCTTCTTCTTCAGATTCGTCCATTTCTAATTCATAGATTGTTTCATCTTCGTCTTCATGCATTTCAAATTGAGAATCTTCGTACATGTCTTGCATTTCATACATATCTTCCATTTCATCCATATCCATATCTACATCTTCAGTGTCCGTTTCCATGTCTCTAAATGATCTTCTACGACTTGGTCTTTCGCCTTCGTCATCTCTAAATTGTATTTCATACAAAACATCTTCGTTTATTTTTGATCTCATGTTATTTCTTTTTTTACCCTCGGTTTGAATTAGATAATCTTTATTTGTTTCATTGTCTGAAAGGTGTAAAAAATTACCTTCTTTTTTAACAATGATACCGTCCTCATCACCCATAGCTTTAAAAACTTTTAAAACTTCTTCAGGAGATGCTGATGTCATATCCAAAGGAGGCATTTCATTATCATCTGTGGGTTGGTCAACTTCCATTTCGTCATCTTCAATGTCTTCCATTTCGTCATCTTCAATGTCTTCCATTTCGTCATCTTCAATGTCTTCCATTTCGTCATCTTCAACGTCTTCCATTTCGTCATCTTCAACGTCAACAACGTCTTCTTCTTCACTTCCCATAGATTCTTCATCACTCATCTCATCTGATGTTACATCTTCCTCATTATCTTGAGGAACTTCTTCTTGTTCTTTAAGTGATTTTTTTCTTTTTTTAGAACCATTTAAAGATTCTCTAACTAGTTCACTGATTTCTTCCTTCATTGTAGAAGCAAGTATTCCTTTTGCATTTTCACTGATAGCTTCTTCGACCGCTTTTATTTTTAATAAAGTGTCCTCAACTACCGATTTTGATTGCATACTCATTTTTTAAATAGTATTTTCTTGTTTATTTAATTAATAAATATACGTAAATACAAAAAAAATCATATAAAATAAAAAAAGGGAACAAAATGATCCCTTTCTTAATATAAAATTTTATTATTTACTACTCAATAACCTCATCAATTTTACTCTCAACAATAGCCGTAATCCTCCAATCCATAGTATAAGTCTCATATACTTTTGTTATTTTAGCTTCAACATCTGTTGGTGAAAATGCTTTAACTAATTTCTCTTCTTTAATTTTTTTAACTTTTCCAGTGTTTTCGTCAACAACGTCTGTGGTGACTCTAGCAACAAAATATTTTTCATCCATAATTTATATAATTTTAATTATCTAAATAATCGGATAATCTTTTCATTAAGTCAACAGATTTGCTTAAAGGATTATCTGAAAAATTAATATTTTCATGTTCTGTTAATTTTTCTTCGTATTTTGGTCTATCATCTTTATTTAAATAAAGGTATGCTCCTGGAGTTGACGGAGATGAAACCAAATCAAAACATATTAATTCAAAATCATCTTGTACTTCATTTTGTTCGCCTTTCTTTACTAGTGAACCGACCCCTCTTGAAGACACTCCCATGGTAACACCTTGCCTCATCATGTTTGCTGCAATATCTCCTTTTGATGAAACAACACCTGTTTCATGAAAACCAGGAGTGGTTAGTAATTTAATTTTACCCATAAGAACATTATCTTCCCACCAAACATCTGTAATTAAATGAGCAACTCTATCTAAATCTATTAAAGATGATTCAGGATGATTAAGTTCTGATATTGACATACCTTTTTTAATCATATCTTTATATCTTTCAGCCTCTCTTTTTAATATTTTTTCAGGATATATTCTACCATTTCTATTTGGTACTCCGTACTTTTGTAATGTTGCATAAAATTCAAAAGGTTTAGAAAAATCTAATTGACCATAAGATTCTTGTATGGTTTTATTGTTTCTCTGTTCTTTTGGATTTATTATACCAGCATCCCATTCAACTAAAATGCCTTTACCGATATCGTTTGGTCCTAATATTTTCATAATCTTTTTAAGATAAATATTATCTTATTTCAGTTTCTTTATTTTTTGTTTTGTTAAGAATAAAATACTTAGAATTTTTTAAGTCATCATGATATACTGAAGTGATAATTTTTTTTAATTTAGACCGAAGTATTAATGATTTGAAATTAATATTTTTATCATGAACAAACAAAGTTATTTCTATATTCATAAAACTTTTTTTATTTTTTTGTATACCGCTAGCCCTTAAATCTAAATCAACAATTTGTTTTCTTTCAAATGTGGTCATATCAACAACCTCTAATAATGTATGTAGTATTTGACGTTTAATTGATCCTGTTATTTTTATCCAATTTTCATCATTATTTATTGGCTCAATCCAAGTTTGTAAAACCAAATAAATTGATTTTAATTCTTTAGAGTCTACAGTTCCATAATAACATTTTGCATCATCAAAAATATTTAGTTTTGATGTTTTTCCTTTCTTCATTCTTCATTTCTTACGAGTTTATTTTTATGTAATATTAATAAAAAAAATAACTGTTGTCAAAAATTAAAAAAAATCATACTATTTATATTAAAAAAGTAAAAAATTTATGATTATAGTTCACGTAAAAAACGAAAAATCTTTAGAACAAGCATTGAAAGCATATAAGTTTAAAGTTTATAAAACAAAACAAATTCAAAAATTACAGGAACGTCAAGAATATAAAAAACCCTCCGTGATACGAAGGGCTCAAGTTCAAAAAGCACAGTACAAACAAAAAAATCAATTAGGTTCTTGATCTTCATCTTTTTTAACATCGTATTTTTTTCCAAATATTGCTTCTGTCGACGTTAAACCTAAAGAACCAAATGCTAATAATGCAATTACATCAATTAAGCTGTCGTTCGCACAAAATTTTCCTTCAGAAAACATAGAAACAAACAGAGCGGTTACCAAAGAAACCACACAAATAATTCCTGTAAATCTTTTAGAGGATAATGTTTGTGAGCCAGACCCTAATAATGATTTAAAAAATTTTTTCATAGTCCCAAACTTAATTTTTTTAGTTTATAATAATCATAATGATTGCACTTTGCATCCATTATTTTATTTATTGTTTTGTCTATTGTTCCTTTAAGTTCTTTATCTTCCGATTCGTTTATTGAACTTTTTAAATTATTTAAAACAATTTTTTTAGTTTTCTCAAAATTTTCTTTTAATTCTTTTCCGTTGAGTTTTAAAATTTCTTCTAGTTCTTTTTTATCACTTTCATCCAATACTCCGATTTCTTTTTTTAAACTTTCATTTGCTATTTTTACTATAGAAGAAATTGGTAAATTAAAAGATTCTTTTTGTATTATTTTTTTATCTTCTTTAATTAAAATTTCTTTTATGTTTTTTTTAGATTCTAAAATACTTTCTAAATTTTTGATACCTTTGTTGTAAATTACATTATCTATATCGGAATAATTATTGATTGTTTTTTTGTTCCAAGAATTAATCCATTTATTTATATCGTTTAATCTTTTATTTTGACTTTCTAAAAGTATTTGAGAATATTCAATAGATTCATTGATGTAATCGTTTACAATATCATTTGGTATATTTTTATTTGATGACAAATCATCATATATATAATATAGTTCAGTTAAATCTTTGTTTTCTAAAAAAAGAACTTCAAATTCAAATAAAAATCTTTTAAACTGAGGTTTTTTTACAAGTTCAGTTGCGGTATTTTCTATTTTTGTTTTAATTGTACCAAAAGTGTTCATATATTTTTTTATTTATAAATATCACTTATCGATCAAATCTTTCAGTTTGTTATTAATTTCTACTAAAGAGTTTCTTCCTTTTGATAAGTCCATATAATCAACACCATTAAATAATGTTTCTTCGACAATTAAATTCATATCATCTTTTTTGAATTTTTCAGGTAGTGTTGTTTCACCACCTACCGGTTCAGATGTTGATGATGTCTCGGATGAACTTGAGGACATTCCTCCTAAATCCATACCCCCTCCGCCGGTATCTAAACCTCCACCTGAAGGTTCGGCTCCTCCACCACTGGTAGGGCTAGACCCTCCGACAGTGAATGTGGATCCGCTTTTAGGTTTGTATAAATCATCAATATTATCAAATAATCCTGTTTTAGAAATAACTTCAGCGGTTTTAGCTAATTCGCCAGAAACTGCCCTCTCAATTCTTTGTTGTTGTAAATCTAATCTTATTTCCTCATCAGAAAAACCTAAAATATGTTTTTTAGCCCATGATGCCGAAACAGGTGCTACTGAATTTGGTATTTCCGCAACAGCATCTTTATACAATGTTATTTTTTCTTTCCAAACCTCAACACCTAATAAATCTGATTGTTTAGATGGGTTATTAAGACCTAATGTAAAATTTGTTAACTCATCTTCAAAACCTAGTAAAAATAAATGTATAATCGCAATTTTATTTAATTCCGCAATCATAGATTTTTGTATTCTATTAATTGTTCTTGCGAATCTAATATCAAGTAATGAAAGATTTTTACCATCACCAACCGCTTCTTCAAAACCTAAATATGCTTTAGGGATCCTTAGTGACGTGACTAATTTTTTCTGAATGTACTCAATATCAGCAATTTCTGCCAAATTAGCAGCACCTGCTAAAGTTTCAATAGGCATCGCAGCTGCAGAATCTCTTACAGGAATAAAGTAATCCTGATCGACCGCTAATTGGTTATATCTCATGTCAACGTTTCCCGTTTGTGGGTCGGCTATTTGATCTCTTTTAAATTTAGATGCAACCCTTTGTACATATGCATCCACATCCTTATCATCCATGTTACCAACAAATACTTTAAAGACTCTTCTTTCAGGTGCTCTTGAAACTCTATAAATTAACATGGCATCTTCACAAAGAAGTAATTGTTTCCAAATGCGACGAGCCTTTTCTAACATAGATGTGCCGTATGGTAGTTTTCTATCGTCACCTAAAATTCTAAAATGACCAATTTCCCAAGTATTAAACTCCATGTTTTTTTCTTTCCAAGTAAACTTTAAAGATTCGTTTTCAGTTTCTTTACCGTAAGTTGAGGAATTTATTTTCATTCCTCTTTCAAGCCTTTCAATTTGGATATTTGGTAATTGTTGACAACCTACAATACCTTTATCCGGATCTAACTTTAAATAAACAAAATTATCTCCGTATTTACATGTGTTCCTTGTCCACATGGGTAAATTAGTATTAATATCTAATTTATTATTAAACAAATCAGCTAATACAGTTTTTATTCTTTTAGATTCTGAATATATTTTTAAAATATATCCATCTTTATCTGGTGTTGTTGATTCCTCAGAATATATATCAAGAGCGGCTGAAATCTCAGGGGTGTATTCCATTGATTCATAGTCATAATAAGAAGCAATCCTTGTCGGTTCGTAGTAAACTGCCTGTTGATATAAATTACTCTCAACCTTTTGCCATTGTTTACCAATGTACATACTTTGTTGTGCTTGTAATTTTTCTGTTTCAAATTCAGACTTATTTGTTGTTTTAAGTAATTCTTTTTTGTCAAACTTAAAAACTGGTGCTTGTTGGTCTAATGTTGAGTTAGGTCCGAAAACTCGACCTAATCTTTGCCAAACTGTATATTTTTGTTCTGCCATAATCTTTTTTTAAAAAAAATAACATCAGAGAATAAAAACTAAACTCTTCTTCCTCCGAATAACCATAAATACTTTTGATAATCACTTTGTGATAAAGTGTTTCTATTCATTGTCATTCTATCTGATGGGTTTACAGGTAATCCAGGATTAAAATTCATTGATGAGTCTTTATATTGTGTTTTTTCAGTTGACCATGATTCTAGCATTGCTTTTGCTTGTTCTGTGGCCTTTTCTAACTGTGCAAATGAAGTTTCACCAACATAAATCGCCATAGCAAATGCCATTATTAAATCGTCATGTTGACCTTTTTGGTGATCAGGTCTACCGTTTACATACACAAACGTATTTAATTCGTTATAAAGTCTTTGCGACCTCATTGCAAAATCAAACCTTAACGCTTCTTCAAATGCTTGGATTATTAAAACTCTTTTTGAGTTAAAGTTAATTCCTGGAATTTTATCTTGGTTTTTAGGGTCCCACTTCCATTTATCTGCAGGATTTACACCGTCTACATATAAATTTTTGTAACCAAGTTCTTGTAGTTTTCTTGATGTTGATACCCCCATACCACCTGTAATATCAGTAACAATAAATGCATTATACATAGTCCCCCATTTAAAGGCTATTTCTGCCAAAATATCGGGAGGGACTTTACCAATATATTCTAATACTTGTTCCCTATCATCAAAATCAATGATAGATAAAGTACTAAAATCTTCACTATCTCCTCTTGATACGTCAACACCCATAATATATCTGTGACCTGAAACCGGTTCTTTCCATTGCCAAAGAGATCCGCCCATAAATTTATTTTCAGGTTCTTTAATGTGTTTATCTTTAATTTTTTTCATAGTTTCAGCAGGAATAACATTATCCCCCGAGCCTAAAAAATTACATTCTAACTCTTGCGAAATCTTTCTCTTATCAAACTTTAATTTTTTGGCCATTGCCTCGAACCAAGAACTATATGCTTTGTAACCCTCGTTTTCTATTTTTTGTTTTATTTCATTAAAGTTTCTTTCACTTACTTTAATTTTACTATAGTCTATGGTAATTTCTTCATCTATATAATCACCTCTATTCAAAATGTAATGGACAATATCATCACATTTAATCAATTTTAAATCTTTAGAGTATCTTGGATCTCTAAACCAATACATTTCAGTAATTCTAAAGTCATTCATACCTTTAACTGCTTGACTGTAAATTGAATAGTAGATTGGATCAAATCCGTTTGGTGTTGAAATCACAATAACCTTACCTCCTGTTGATAAAGATGCCATACACGCAGACCAAAAGTCTTCATCTGCGTTAATATATGCCGCCTCATCAAAAATAAGTATTGTTGGTGTATAACCACGTAAAGCATCTTTTGATGTAGCAACTGCCTTTACCTCACATCCATTAGTTAATTTAAAATGTCTTTGTGAATTTTTTTCAGAAGAAAACCCAACACCCATCCATTTTGGCCATTGATCAACAAAGGCCCTTACTTTATTTGCCATCTCAACCGCAGTATCCATTTTGTTAGCAATAATCAGGATTTTTTCAGGTTTTTCTTTTTTTGCAAAAACTAATCTTTTTGATGCCCAAGCTGACGTAACAGTTGAGACACCAGCTTGTCGATACTTTAATGCTATGTTTTCTTCACAAGTGTCGTAATCAGTTACTAACGTAACTTGGTCATTAAATAGCTCTAATGGTACGTATTTAGATTGTGTATTGTCGTAAGTCTGAAGATATGTTTTCAGGGCGTAAGGTGTATTATTTACACACTTTGCATATTCTAATAACGCTTGTTCCCTTGTTAATGACATTCATTAGATTTATCTTTTATTCAAAAGTTTTAAAACATCTTTTTTTGAAACTTCATTATAAATATGTTTTTCAATAAGATTCATAATGTTTTCCTCAATTTTTTTAACTTGACTTTCTTTCGTTTCTTTTTTCTTAGGTAACCCTTTGTGTTTTGTTTTTGCAAAATCTAATACATCGGATTTTTTTATATCTTTTGCCGCCTTTCCGGCCTTCCCTTTTTTAGGGATATCTCCTTTTTGCATCCCTCTAACAATTCCAAAAAACTGTTGTTGTTTTTTTGAAAGTGCTTTTTCTGTCATTTCACCTTCTGTTTGTGTTAAAACTGTTTTTCCTGCATCATTAGCCACCGAATAATTTCCGGATACCGTAGTTTTAGAACCAACAGGAAGTTCAATTTGTTTTACTGTTTTGTTTGTTACTTTAGGTGCTGGTTGTTCTTTCATTTCTTTACTTTTAACTTTTTCATAAAGAATATTGATTTGTTGACTAGACATTTTTTCTAAAGTATTAATAGAAAACCCTTCATGTAGAAGTCTAACTTTTTTAGGATTCATATGTTTCATCTTGAACTAAATTTTTTTCCCATTTTAATACGATATCTCTTTCGTATAATTTATTTTCTACTGATTCAACAGTATCGCCATAACCAAAAACTAATCGTTTTCTTTTATGTATTAATATTTCATCACTATCAGATCTTTCCCAAGCTAAACATATTACACCATCAATCGCATCGTACACTCCAAAAAAATCGGAGTTTTGTATTAGATTAAGATCAATCTCAGAGTTTTTTAAAACACCAACTTTTTTTACATAATTAATATCGGGTGGTGATGGTTTACCAGACGCTGGTTCGGCGTCCCACTCATCGCCCCAAACATCATCTAAATCTGAAAAAATAAATTCATATATATTATCTCCTTTATAGTTTGGCCCAAGTTCGTTTACGTACACTAGTATCATATTACTATACCTCTAGGTGTTATTTTTATATGCTTACCATTTTTTACAAAAACTAAATTTTCTTTATTGGTTTTACCAAGAAATTTTACGTTTTGAGTTTCCATTAAACTCAATGCGGTGTATCTTTGAATTTCAGTTTCACTTAATGAGTTAATTTCTTTTTTAATTTGTACCTCTTTTATTTTATTTTTTATATAATCTTTTTTCTTTTTTTCTTCTAAAATGGGTTTTTCATTTTTTTCTATTTTAAAGTATTTTGAAAGGATTTTTTCAACAGACTCTTTCATTGGTGGTGCCGCTAATTCTTCATTACCCATTTCTGGAGATTTTTCAGTTCCTGCGTCTTCACCTTCTGATGAAGGCATTTCCTCCCCACCCATAGGCTCTTCTTCCATGTCTTCACCTCCCAAATCTAAATCCCCCTCACCTGAGTCGTAGTCGTCATATTGTTCCAACTTATCAAAAATATCATCTCTGTCATCGTCATCCAAAGATTTAACATTAATAGCGGAAATTAAAGAATTTAAAACATATTTTTTATCTTGGGAATCCATTCCTTTTTCTTTTTCATATTCCCTAACTTTTTGACTTAACCTACCTGTAAGTTTTTGTATCGCCTTTAAACTAACTTTTGACTCTCCACCTTCATCTTCAGAATCCATACCCATTTCATCATTTTCCGGCTCTGACATTCCCATGTCTTCGTCTTCATCACCAGGTTCCGCATCCATTCCCATGTCTTCAGACCCTGGTTCGGTTGGTGTTTCCATGCCTCCTTCCGCATCAGGTGCGGGTGGCATACCTTCAGTCCCTTCCGCATCAGGTGCGGGTGGCATACCTTCAGTCCCTTCCGCATCAGGTGCGGGTGGCATACCTTCAGTCCCTTCCGCATCAGGTGCGGGTGGTGTTGCTTCAGCGCCTGTAGCATCAGGTGCGGGTGGTGTTGCTTCAGCGCCTGTAGCATCAGGTGCGGGTGGTGTTGCTTCAGCGCCTGTAGCATCAGGTGCGGGTGGTGTTGCTTC